CTCCTGTAGGTTCATATTATATAAATATTCTTATAAACAAAAAATCCCCCATTATTAGTGAAGGATCTTTAATAGTTTATTATATCTTTGGACTGTTATTTAATATTTGTTCATTAGGTGATGTTACCGTTAAACATTTACCTATATTTGTATTTGTTGTTGGTCCGTAATGCATAAAACCAACTGGTAGTGATGTAGTTGAAGACTGTGTTTCAAAATTTACATAACCAACAACTCCACCTGTTGTCATTTCCCACACAAAACCAAAGTCACTATTTGGGTTCCATGTTGTTGTTGTTGAAACCCTAAAGGTTCCAACCACTACTCCTGTTCCCGTTGGTATAATAGGAGATGTTTCATTGGTGAAGATATTTGTTGCTGAAGAGAAATTTAATTTCCTTTGTCCTGAGATATATGGTAAGTTATCTGTTCCTTTTTTAGGCCATCCTAACCATGATGGATCAGTATTGTCATTTAACGCCTTCCATGTTATAGTTCCTGTTGTTATCTTTGGTGAATGAACTCCACGAATAATTAAAGCGTTTAATTTAATTACTGATGTACCAATGTTTGTTAATCGGATCTGAAAGTCTGCGGTGTTTGTTGTTGAACTCAACCACTCCATATCCATTTTGACTGATACTGTTGGGGCAATCTTAGTTAATTCTTGTAATCTTTGTTCTGTAATTGTCATTTTTTTATTCTCTTTTTTTTATGTATTATCTACATAAAATAAGTATATTCAAAACATCCATAATTTTAATTATTTTTATTTAATTTAGTTTTAAGGATCTTATAATGTGGACATCAGAAAGGAACGGAATAATCGTAGTAATTAGTTCTTGTTCCCTCTAAATTGTAGGCATCAGATAACCATAACTCTGTAAGTTTCTTTGTTTCATAAAAGTCAAGACCAAAACCTTCTCCTAAAAATGACCAAATTTTATTATAATCAATGTTAACATTACCACCAAGTAAAACCATTACATTATTACCTTTTTTATATTTAAATAATGTACAATCAGGGTTTTTTTTACTCTGAACAACATCTAAATCATTAAATAGATTTAAAAATTCCATCGGACCATTGTTAAATGCAAGTTTTGCCAATTTTTTTGGTCCATTAACAATTTTTGCCGTTAATTCCCAACCAATATCTTTAACCATACTCTGAAGTTCTATTTTTATAGATTCTTGTTGGTTTTCAGTTATAATGATTTTCATATTAATAAATATACGTTAGGATTGAATGAGTAATTTGATCTTATATTCTTTATTGACAACTCTCAAGAAAATAATCTTCTAACTCACGGTATTTGAAGTCATATACATATTGTGTCACATCAAATTTATCTAACTTATTAAGATCACCATGGTAGTCATCTCTTAACTCCCATATAAGTTCGTCCACAACTACATAAATAAACTCATCAGGTGTATTATACTGACATAATTCAATATCTTTTATTACCTTTACAATTAGATCATCTAAACGTTGCGATCTTCGTTTTAATTCATTTGGTAATTCTCTTGGTCCTTTCTGTTTAGATTCCATTAATTCCTCATCATTTTCTTCATCATCAACTATCTCAGCATTTAAAAATATTTTACACCCACTCAATCCGAAAACAGGATGCCACGATGGTCGTACTTTAAAAGGAAATAATTTTTTATTAAGATAATTACATATCTCATGCACATACCAACTTGTTACATTTGACGCAGTATCATCAGTTTTTAAATTAATGGTAAGAATCTTACCTCCACTAGCAGATGATCTAACCTCAATAAATAACACATCAATCTGATCAAATTTAGTATGGTAAATAAAATTTTTAACTAACATTTCTTGAGTATCTACGTCGTCAAGATCAAGTTCTAATATCTTTGCCAACCTTGTTAAACCACCCACAGTTTTTGCCGCACGTTCAATACCATCAGTATTAATCATATCATACAAACTATCTTGTATTGATTCTTCTTTTAATACTTTTCTTATGGATTCTTGTAGGTCAGCACCAAACATAATGTTATATCTATCTTTAATCTTGTCATAAAAATGATTTAAAAGAAAATTATAAACCTCATCATATGGGAAATTATCATAATCATTATCAGATAAATTATCACGATAATCATCAATAAGATATGATATAACAGTAGTTCTAAACACATTAAAACTACAATATTGTCCATTATTATGTTTTCTTAAATATTTATCGGTAACAATATTTAAATTTGTAAAGAATTTTTTATCTATTGTACTCATATCAACTCTTCTACGAAAATATGTAGATTCATTAACTGGTTTCCTTAATATTCTTCTTATGGATTCTTGTAAGTTCATTACTCTTCTATTTCAGGAAGTTTAGTGTCCTTTATAAATTTATTATGTGACGCTTTATATGATTTTTGTGTCTCATCATTCGCATCTTTGGTGTATTGCCAATTCCAATATAAACTATCGTTTGGTTTGAACCCGTAGAATTCGTGTACTTCTTTTTGTGTTTTGGTTACCACTTCTCCATTCCAATTTTGACCAACACAAATGAATCCTGTTTCAATATCTTTGATAATGTTAGACTCACCCAGTGTTGTATGTCTATTCTCCAACCAATTTAACCTTTCAATTAAATTTTGATAATACATATTTGTTTGTCCCCATCTTATTGAACTAAAGAATATTACTGCGTCTGACTCAAATAACTCTTTTGATATCTTCCACAACTCATCTGAAGGTTCGTTGATGTTAACCCAACATCTGTGATCTCCTGATGGGTTCTTTTTCTTATCTTTAAGAGCGGCTTTTAATAACCCACAAGAGTTACCATCTTTTCTTGATACATTACCTTCACAAGGAAGTATTTTAAGTTCAGGGACATCAATTAATACTGACTTATCTCCCAACTCATCGTTCAAGTACATTGCAATCATCTTGGACTTTGGTATGTCTATATTCTTTTCATCAAAATTATATCTATTGGAACAACTTAATAATAAAACTTTCTTTTTCTTTTTAAGAATATCTAAAGTTTGTTTAATTGATTTCCAAGCATCTGATTGAACCATCTCCTCAGAGATCATCATTTGTCTTATTCTTTGTATGTTTTCTTGTAGGTTCATATATGATTAAAATAACCCTTTATCTTTTATTCTATTTAGTTTTCGTTTATATTCAATAACTTTTTCAGGATAAACGAACAACACACCCTTAAATTCAAATGTGTGATTGTCAATTAAATCGTCAACATCAAAACCTGGCCAATTATCAAAAAATTCAATATCATTGGTCCTATATTCTCCGTCACCATCAAAACTCCAAGATCTAGGTCTTATAATGACATCAAGGTCATTAACGTCTTTAATCATTCCCGTAATAACAAGAGGAGCCGAACCAAACACTGCGTATTCCCCATATGGTAAATCATAAGTTTTTAAAAGTTCTAATAGGGTATCAAGTCGTTTCATTACTTTATATCTTTTATTTAACCCATTTTGAATTTTTTAATTCTGAGATAGGGTAAAATCCGTCGGCATATTTGTCGTAACCACTTCCAAAAAAATTATTATTATTAATCAGGCTTTGCCAACTATTAAATTGTGTGGTATATTTCCATAATTCATCTTTATCTGTCATATAACCATTATTTTTAAGATAAGCACCAACCATTCCTCCAGTTCTATCAGCACCGTGAGCACAGTGAATTAATGTATTACCTTGATTTAAAATGTCATTAATTTTTTGTATTGATTTAGTATAACCTTTACCTAATTTATATCCACTATGAGCATTAATAAAATGGTAAGTACAATCATTTTCCTCACATATTTTTTGTTCAGTATCTAAAGATGTTTTAGGGTGATCACTTTTATGTTTTTCGTCATCACCACTCATTCTGATAATATTTTTTATACCATATTTTTTAATTACTGAAGGTAATACATCTGCGGTTATTTGAGCCGATCTCCAATTATTTGTTCCTCCAGGTATTTTATGAAATTTAAATTCTTTTAAATCACTAACATCCACATCGTCTACATACTCTTTAGCCATTTCAGTTTTTTTTGATTCAAACTCTTCTGGTGGTATTTCTTTTTTGTAAGATTCATGTGCCGCCTTTGTAATTGGGCCATATATTCCATCAATACCATCTTTACTGTCACCAAATTTTCCAATATAATATCCTTTATTGGTTAATTCTTTTTGAATTTCAATTACTTTTGGATCGTATTTGTAAGAAATATCCATATCAATATCTTTTATCTCAGTTTCTTCCCTGAGACCCATCATTGATCTTATTCTTTGTATATTTTCGTGTAAGTTCATAGTAATAAATATATCACTAATTGAAATCAACCATGTATGGTTATATCAAATATTATAGTTTAATTAAAAAAATATTTGACTTGAGTGTATCTTATATATTAAATAACCTTCTATGTCTCTAATCATCTGATCAACAATTGGGTATGATTTATTATGACTTACCACCGATCTTGATGATAAGTAATTCATACCATTAGATAAAGTCCTGATTGACACAACAACACCATTTGAGAAATGTATTCTTTTAGGCGTTCTCTTTACCACCTCAATCTTATCTTGACCAACCATATAGAAATCCCCAACTTTGGATCCATAAATAAATCTGTTTGCTTCTACGTTTATATCTCTATCCATATTATACTAATTGCATTTTAAACCATTCAGGTATCTCTCTATTCTTCCATACGGCAATCTTTGATTTCTCACCTATGTAATAATTTCTATATGATTCTACCACACTATCAACTTTATACTCATTTGGCATTGCTCGTGCGGGCTCTGTAAATTCTTTGTCACAAATGTTGGGTTTATTTGTGACACACCATTCTATTACATCCTGAGACTTATGTCTTTTACCATAACGATATGTATATTCTTTACATAACTCCAAACCTAAATCACATAGGTATAGATAATTTGATAGAGATTCTCTTGACCATATTGCACAGGGATGATTTTTGTGTGATAACTTGTACGGTACTTGGTCGGTTACTTGGTCGGTCATATGATGAACACCACACAATAGTTGTGCGGTCTCAAGGATCATCTTTACTACGTGTTTATCGCAATGATATTGAGCACATTTCCTTGTATCTGTATCTAATAGAAAAATATTCATACAACAAATATATGAAATTTAGTTTGTGTTTACAAAAGTTTTTTGTTATTTTACTGTGATAATTTTCCAGTTACCATCAAAATCTTCTACAAGACAAGTTGAGTTCTCACAGAAATCACCTGAATTCATATAGTCCACATCTAATTTAGGTTGATGAATATGTCCACATACCGCAACATCACATCCCTTCTCTTTTGTTAAACCTTTTGCGTTCTCCTCAAAATCAGAAACAAAGTTAATTGCTCCCTTTACAGATTGTTTTATATCATTTGCTAAGGAATGGTATTGTAAGTTAAACTTTCTCCTGATATAGTTGTATATTGTATTTAATCTAATAATCAAATCATATGACCATCCACCAAGAACCGCCAACCATCTTACTTTCATAATAACAAAGTCCAATACATCCCCATGAAAACAATAGTAACTTCTTCCGTCCGCACCAATGTGTGTGTATTTTCTAACAATCTCTATGTTGTTTAATAAGAACGGAACAAATGGTTTTAAAAAGTCATCGTGATTTCCTCTGATATAAACTACCTTTGTTCCCTCTTCTGATCGTTTCATAAAACGTCTGAATACCTTTGAACATTCTTTTTTCCATTTACCACCACCCTTTAATGCCCATCCATCTATAATATCACCATTTAATATTAGTGTTTCAGATTCATTCTCTTCTAAGAATTTTAATATCTTATTTGTTTGTGATTGTCTTGCACCTAAGTGTAAGTCACTCATTATTATTGTTCTCCACTTTTTCATTTCCAATAACCTTTGTCGTTTGTAAAGTATTCTTTATTGTTACTATTAAAAAATGATGACAACATAAGTCTTAACATATACATTACACCTTTGTTTTCAAATCTTCTTGGTGGTGTATATACAATATTGTTTATTCTTCCAAATTTCTTTGGTTTGATTTGTTTTGAGAACATATAATCTTCCGCCACTTTAATCTCTTCATCAAAACCTCCGATTGATTTAAACGTCTCTGAACGAACTAACATATATCCACCGAGACAGAATGGTGTTGACCACTTTGAAAGTGTTTGTATTAAATCAAATACCTTATATACGTAGTTATATCTTCCATTGTCCGAACGGAATTTTGCCGTTACTAAATCTAAATGGTATCTATGTATTCTTACTACTGATCTTTTTAGTACTTTTGGATCTAATAGAAATACGTCAGCATCCATAAACAATACATATGGTGTTGTTACAATTTTAAATCCGTTGTTTCTTGCTTTTGCTGGAAGACCTCCATCCATTAAATGTAAATCAAACATATCGGTTCTGTGCTGATACTCTAATCTATTCAATAGGTCAAGTTTTGTTACACCATCATTTGATGCATCACAAACAATTACTTTTACATTCTTTATGTCAACTTGATGATTTAACAGATCTAATGTTTTTAATATAATATCCTTCTCATTTTTGCAAGGTATTACAATTGTTACTAATTTGTTTAAATCCATATATTATAAATATAATTCACATTACACTTAATATATCACTTAACAATTTAATAATCAACTTTACTAGTATCTTACTTTATTTTTAACAATATTAACAATATTTAAATAAAAATCTTCAAGATCTCTTTCTCCCGTTTCAATTTGATTAATAACCTCATCTCTACGATGAAGAGTATTATTAACAATAAACTCAATCATTTCTTCATCAGTAATATTTTCAGGTTTAACTGGTTCAGGAATACAATCGTGGTCTTTATTAAATGTATCAACATCATCAAAATAAAAACCTGTTTCACCAACTATTTGTTCAAACTTTGGAATCATCGCATCTTCATACCATTCCTCTATTATACTCATAACAAAGTTTTTTCTTGCATTAAAAATTTTCATTATTTTTTCCACTAATGTTTTTGATATCATTAATGTGCCATTAACAAATTTACCGTCTTCGTAATAGTATATTGCGGTAATAACTTCTTTACCGTTAACACACCAATCCTCAGCAAGATTACCATAATTACGAGATTTTTTACCTATTGTTCTATTACCATCCTCAATATAATCATCAAGAAATAATGTGATAACTTTTCTAAGACTATCTGTAGATTTGATGTATCTTCGTCTTTCGTCTTCTTCTTTTAATATTTTTTTAATTATATCTCTCATTTTTTAAAATTCTATAGTAATTGTATTAGGAAGTTTAGGTATATGGTTAAAATAATCATCACAACTTTTAGGAATACTATCACCATCGTCATATTTATTATCAATTAATAAAACATAAATGTCCATCCCTTTGAATGTTTTATGTAATTTTTCATTAATGAATTTTTCGTATCCTTCCAAAGTATATTTTTTATCAGTAACAATTACAACTATATAAAATTTATTATGTCCCGCTTGAACGGAAACAAAACAAGGTTTATAAATTGACCTATTTAAATATTCACCACTTACCATCTCAATATAATCGGCAATAAATTCAATCTTTTTTAAATCTGAAGGAGTTACTTTTTTTTTATCCAATTTCTTTTCTTCGTTATTATTATAATTAAAATCACCTAAATCCTCAGATTCATTTATAAATTCATCACAACTTAATTGTGCATTATCAAAGTAATCTAAAAACTCATCAAAATATCTTTCTCTTATGAAATGATGTAAATCAATCGCAATATCATCGTCTTCTAAATTGTTATTATTTACAAAGTTTTCTACCACCCAATTAGTTATCTCCCTGAAGTACATATAAAACTTATCTTCATCGTAATCACAAGGTGTTACCTCATGGTAAACCTCATCAACAAGATCATCAATTTGTTTCAGTCTCCTAATAATAAACGGATTAAAACGTTCTTTCATATAGTATAAATATATTTAAAAATTGTTTTAACAGAATAGTATTTGATTATGTTATACGTGGTTATTATAATTGTAATTATGAACCTTGAGAGACGATTTCATTTATTCCAGGATTTCTTAATTGAGATGAGTAACGGTGTGGTATATAATGTTAGATCTATCAACCTTAAAAAACTTGATAAACCAACGGTAAGATATGAAGGTAGGCGTATTACTTCTAACGAATATAGCGATTTTGAGATGATAGTTCATACTACAGATTATGTGTTAACAATTGATGTTATTTGTAAATGTCATGTAGATAAGATATGGTGTGATGAATTGGTGAATATGTTCCGTGGAACATTTAGTTCTTTATTACCACAAAATTGTAAGATTGATATCAATCCATTAACTAATGAAGTTACTCCAACTAATTGGTACGCTTAACCCCATTGAACATAGACATCATAAAATTCCACACCAAATGAGTTCGCAGTTGCCACAACAAAATCTTGTATCATATCTTGTATTTCTGAACTAAGTTCTAACCAAAGATCATCCTCAATTGATTCGTGATCAGTTAAATCATATTCCTCACCGTTTGTCATTAAAGTAACACTACCGTGAGTAATATCAAAATCAACAAATATCTCAACTTGATTATTTTCTTCTCTTACAAAAACATATGGAAATTTAAATGAAAAATCATATCCACCTGTATGAATACCCTCATCTTCCATATCGTCTGTGGTTAATTCTTTTTTACCAGTTAGATATCTTTCAAAATCTTTTCTCAGGTCATAAACATTACCCATATATTCTCTGTAGTAACCCATTATGTCCCTTTGTTTTGTACTAAAACCAAGCCTCTTTACCATTTTCTTATCGTATCTTGGCGTATCACCTAATGATTTCTGTTCATCCCAAAGATCAAAGAAATATTTCTTTACAGGATTAACCTTTTCTTCCCTTAATATTCTTCTGATTAAATCTTTCATATAAATTATAAATATCATAAAAAAACAAAACCTAAGACGTAGTTTCTCAGGTCAATGGAATTAATCCACATTCTTATGTTTTCTTTTACGAGTGTAAGATTTCTTGCTCTTCTGAACAATAGGTCTTGTTGCCGCCCATATTTCTTGAATTGTGATCTCTATAGTTTTCATCTTTTTGTATGTTTGTATATTGTTAGACATGATTAATAATACAAATATACAAATTATTTTAATAATTCAACCTCAGCTTCGGTAATTTCTGTACCATATTTTATTGCAAAATCATTAATAAATGATTGAATTATTGTTCTAAGTTCATCTTGAACATCAAAGTAAGAGGACATATCATCTATTTCGTTATTACCCCTTGAAATGTCATACCTTTTTTGGTAGTACTCATCCTCTATATCATTATACTCTGTCATATTAATATAACCATCAAGTATGTCCGCATCTGCCAAAATTTCTTTATATTCACGATGTTTATTAATACGAACATTACTTAACTTAAACGTAAATTTTAAATCTTCATCATCCCAATGTCTTCTAAAATTTAGTTCACTAGAATCAAATGTTTGATTTGACAAAAAATCTAATAAGTTTTCTTCACCAATACCTTCACCACCAATGTATTCAAGATAGTAATCATGTATTTCTATTGCCTTTTTTTTAAATCCAAGTTTACCAATTAAACTATAATCAATAGTTGGGTATTCCCCTTCGGATTTCATTTCATCCCAATGGTTAAAGAAGAACTTTTTTATTGGGTTCATTCTTTCTTCTTTTAATATTTTTCTAATTAACTCTTTCATCTATTGTATGGTCTAAACCTCATAGGATTTGCTTTGACTGCAGACTTAGGAAACCTTAATTTGGATCCCTGCGTTCTTGCATTCTTTAATGTCCTTGCGTATTCCCACATTTCTCGTTTATTACTATTCTCCTGTTCTTTAATATTAAAAATAAAACGTATCTTCCATTTACCAATTATTCTATCTGCCATAGTATACATAAAATCATCATAATCAATCCAAGCGGATACACTATTAAAAGTTATATTTACATCAACTTCAAACATAGGAATTCTACTTATACCTTTTTTTCTTTCTATATTTATAATACTTATTTTATCTACACTATCAACAACATCACAGGTATCAAAATTTAACCAAGCTGCAAAAGAATCGGCATCCAATTCGTCACAATTATGTTTAATTTCTTTTAACGTTTCCTCAACGATGTCTTGAAATGTACCCACCATTGTTTCTTTACTTAACTTATCATCATTAGATTCATTTATATTACCACTATTTTTTCTTTCATTATAATAATACATCTTAAGTACGGGTTCATAAGTATCAACCATATAATCAATAAAATTATCCACATCATCATGAGGTAACTCCTCAATATCAATATTATATTTATAATAAATATAATTTTCTAATGTTGCTTTAACTAACTTAAATTTAAATTCTTCAAGGGAATTTGATTCTTGATACATATAGATAATACCTTTCCTCATCATTTTTTCAAACTTATGATGGTCAATCCTTCTTTTAAAGAATGGTGATAATTTGTGTTCCTCTGACATATAATGATAAATACCAGTTAAAACAAAAAACACTTTGCATATTGATAGTTCTTTTATTTTGCAAAGTCAAATGTTTTTACTATCTTTGAAGTATGAAAGATATGAAAATTAAAGACATTGTGATGAAAGTTATTGACGTGTTGTACAACATCATTGTTGGAGTATTAACCATCTTAGGTAAGATGATCGTGTTCTTGATCACTTTTGCTCAGTCTAATAGTATTGCAAAGTCAAAATCCGCGGTTAAATTCATCTTCTCTAACGTAAAATCAGACGTTCAGGTAGATGTTAACTCTAAACCAAATACCAAACAAACTATTGATGTTGAATTTGAAATTGTTGACCCTAAAAGTAAACGTCAAGAACTTGAGGATAGTCTTCGTTATTTAAAAAACAAGGTTAATAAAACCGTACAGGATAAAAATAGTATTGGTGTTATTGAAGCCGTTCTTAAAAATATGTAACAGTTGAATCTTTTACTACTTTTTGAGTATACGCATCACAATTGTCTTTTTTAGATGTTTTACAAGAACATAGTACGGTTAGTAATGTAATTACTATAACTAAAATTGTTTTCATTTATATTGGATTTTTTTTGTTAAATTGGTAAACCAATTTGGTCCGTATTTATCTTTGTAATAATTATTATTTTGTTTTCTACTACTTTCTTTATCGTAAAATCCAGTTAAATATGCTCTGTTGACGATATGTTCTTCAATAGTTTTCATTTCATTTAATTTTTCAACAATCTGTTCATTGGTTGGGTTCTCCTCTTGAATGAATTTAATAAGTGTGTCTATTGGTGTTTTTTCCATAATATTATATATAAGTATCTTCAACAAAAATTGGTGTTTTCTCACCCACATAAGCCCCAACAATATTAAAGTAATAATGTTCAAGAGCATCCTCCTCTGTCATATCCTCACTCATTAGTATTTCAATTACTTTTGATTTGGAATAAACTAATCTCATACTATTCTCCTCAATTCCTATAATTGCATCATCAAGACCATCAGCCTTTAATATTTCCTCATCAGGATAATTCTCAACTATCTGATCAAGTATCATTTTATTCTCCAATCTTTTTTTGAAAAATAAGTTGCCATTATTATTGCTATAACAATGTATAATGTTGCAGTAATCCACAATGGGGCAGTTACCCACCACCAAGACCAATCAATATAATTTGTAAGTTTTAGGACTAAGAATATTAAAAATAGAATGGTTCCTAAACCCATTCCTCCACCATTATTATTGTTATTATTTCCCATATTTTAATTATATGGGATTTGATTTAATTAGTCAATATAGTCAGGATCATTTTCTGATAACCATTCAAACATTTCCAATCTACATTCATCTAACCAATCAGTACAAGTGTCTATAATCGTATCATAATAGTATGAATTAAACCATTCTAACAATTCAGATATCTTATGAAATGGAAACTTAATATCAACATGATAATTTAACTCTGTGTCAGTATCATAATTACGAATCTCATTACTATATACCGTTACATCTATTGGTAAAACATCACTACCATCCCAAAACATTGTGCCATAACCGGCCATCGCTTCTTTGGTTTTTTTAAATTCTATTATAAAACGCCAAGTACCATCATTACGAGAAATCTCAACATCAACATCTTTATCTTGATAAGTGTTTGATAATACTTTAGTTTCAAAAAGATAATAACTTATTATTTGATTACATTCTTCACTAGTAAATGGTCTTGTAAGTTGGAACATTATATTTGCCAACTTAATCGGAAATTTATATCTCTTTAATGTTTTAACCAGACCGACCTTCTCAATGGATTGCTCAACCTCATATTTCATATCATCAATATTTGATTCACTAATGATCATTATGGTTGGAGTATAGATGATGCGTATTTATAAGACTCAGCTGGTATTACACCTTTAAGTTCCGTAAAAGGTGTTTTGTTTTTTAACGCATTATTGTAAACATAATTTTTTGAATTTTTTGGAACTTGTACGTAAGGTCCGCTATTATAAGCCGCAATTGAAAGGTCCAATCTACCTGGGAATTTTTTTAACAATTCTTTCATCATCTTAGGATATGCCTTTAATGCGTCACTAATATTACAAGGATTTCCACCACCACCATAAGTTGGCCAAGTACCTGGCATAAACTGTGCAATACCTTTAGCTCCCGCAGTTGACGATCTTTTACATGACATAACATCAGGACTAAATGCAGATTCGGTATATAATTGTCTAATTGCAATTTTTGGATCTAACCCAATCGCCTGAACGTCAGAAATAAAACTATCATAATTATCACCAACCGCATTTTTGAACTTAGATTCAATGTCGGATGGAAAAGTCCTTACTGCTATACCTGGATTATCTATTACCATTGGATTAAAGTTTTTAGTATTCTTATCACTTTTACCAAAAGTATATCTTTTACCTGTTATCTTAAATAAAAAATCACTTATAATACCACCTGTCGTATCAGGACTTAATTTACCAGTTTTATCTAAATTATTTGTTTCTTGATAGTTTTCAATTGTTTTAGTGGTTTCATCATTTATTTGACCTGTCATTGGTAAATCACCTTTATTAATAACATTTAATGATAATTGTATTGTTTTAATGTCTTCAGGTGTTGCAGTACTTTCCATTTTATCTTTTTTAGATAATATGGTTTTAATAGAATTAAAAAGTCTTTGTCCCGCACTTTGGGTTTCGGTGTTAGTACCTCTATTGTTATTAGTTGATGTACCAATGTACTTTTCAACCTGATCTTTAAATAACTTATGTGCAGATCCGTTAGGGTGAATACCATCTGATGTCCAGCTAGGATCTCCAACAACCGCAGGTATTATAGTCGCATTTTTAATACCGTTTAAAACCTTTTCTTGTAATTCAATAGTTCTATCACGACTTTTTAACATACATGGTTTATCACAATATTTAGTTGGTTTTAATTTATCATCGGACATTACTGATTTTGCATCGTACCCGATAAACACATAAGCTTGTCCTCCCTGATTAACAACCGCATCAACCATACTTTGTATATTTGATACCACACTATCTAAAGAAACCTGTCCAAACGCATCATTTCCACCACCCCATATAAATACTTTATCGTATTTTTTTTCCTTTAACTTTGGTAACATATTATCTAACATCCAAGATGTTTTCATACCTACTTTTGCAACATGAGTCACATCCCAATCAGGATGTGCATTTTCTAAAAGGTAATTCCAAGTATAACCAGGACCTGAACTTAAACTATCACCAACAAACATAACATTAATTTTACCATCATCTTCTTTGATAAGGTTCACTAAACTATGTAATTGTTCTTCACTTATTATTATTTTCATAATTAAATTCTTTCAATAGGTTTATTCTTGAACTTCACATAGTGATACCCATCAAGATCATAATCCTTATTATCAAAGACTAATATATTTTTATTGTTAATGAACGCAATATAATTAAGTCCGTATCTTTTTAAATAACCTTTATAGTTTTTCATATAATAAGTCTTAACGATATATTCACCTGTTTTCTCATCAATCTTAAACCATTCCAATGGTTTTATTTGAACGTGTTTATCTCCATCAGGTGTTTCTATTTTAAGGTCTTTTGCCTCAAATCTATCTTCTCTTGATCCTGAACAATATTGTTTAATATTTTCTCTTGGAATGTTAAATGGTGATTGAGTTAATTTATCAATTGTAGTATTTTCACTCTTAATTCCATTTTCATATGATGTTCTGTTAAGCGATACTAGTTTATTTAAATTATCTCCTTTGAATATTTCTTCTTTATTGGTTGTTATCCAACTCTCAAAATCCTTAATACTTGATTTAAGTGGTGTTTCATCATTATTAAACACACCACTATAAAACCATTCAATTAATTGTTGTATTACTTTAGGATTAGTATCAAAGTAATTAAGTATTGACCAAGTTTGACCAGGAACATTAGTCCCTTCAATATTTATTAAACCTTCCTCAGTATCACAAATACCATTACTATCAGTAAAACCATTTTTACCCCAATTATTAGGATAAACTTCTCTCATTACTTTAATCATAAAATCAGGAAACTTTGACTCCATTTTTTTTAGGAAATCCTTATTCAATTCAATTTCATGAGTCTCTAATGTCTTTATTATTTTATTATACTCCGTATCAAGAATATATAATTTACCATTTATTGTTATCTTCACTTCTTTTTGAGGAAATTCAAACGTTTCATTTGTGTTATAGTTTTTTAATATAACTTTACTATTTGTATTTGATAATTTTAATTCTTTTAGTTTAGTAATATCTTTGTCAGACACACCATTGATATAAACATAGTTTTTTTTGAATTTAGTGTCAGGCGCAAAATTACTATACTTAATAGTTAAATCACCACTTATTAATGGTTCTAATGGTTGTTCTTGTTCAACCAAAATACCCATTATAGTTTTTATCCTATCTAATTCCTCAATAATTATATTTTTACCCATAATTTATAAATATCACAATTTAATTTCTTTGTTAAATCCACTAAATCTAAACTCTTCATCCTTCAATTTTAATTCAAGATCAATTGTGTTCCTGTTAACATGGAATTCCCCTTCAGATCCTTGATCCTGCCACCAAGATTTTGAAGTTTTTTTATCCAAATATTTAACAAAATAGTCCTCAAATTGTCTAACAAAACCTGGATCTGCATCACCTTCCATATTACTATAATCAAATGAATAATCATCATGACCACCCCAAAACTCAACTTTAAACCAACTAACATTATCTTCATCCATCATTTCAGCAATATGTTCAGGAGTTTCCTCATATTTATATTCAAATGGTGAGTATTCAATAAAATAACAATAACTTTTAATGTCTATCTTTTTTTCTTCAGGATATATTTTAAAAACTAATTCATGATAATCATTTATATCATAATCAACAGGACTAATTAAGTCACTCATATGGTCTTCAGTGTATTGAATAAAAAAATTACGAAAAGTACCAATCATAGGTACTTTTTTATTTTTATTATGAGTTTGTCCATCAAACAAAATTGTAGGTTGGAATGATCCAACATTTTCAATCGCTTCATCATAACAATGAACCGATACCTCACAAGGACCAATGTCTTCAAGATAAATGAATATTGCTTGAGCTATTTTATTTATCTTATTGCTCATTCTACATCTTCAAGTTTTATTACAAGACGTAAATCACTATCAACATCTTCTCTAGTATTCCAAATATGATCAATTTGAATTTCCTCTTTAGTTACCGTAATTTTACCGTAGGCACCTTCGTTATTTTCCCAACCACCAAATGATTGTTGTAAATAAGAATAAACAACATCTTCCATTCCTGCACTTAAATCATATTCATCATCATTATTATCTTTTCCTTTGTTTTCAATATACCCATCATCTCCACCACCCTGATATTCAATTATGATTGAGTCAAGGTTGTTTTCATCCAAAAATGTGTTTACATCCTCATTATTATTTAAATTATAATCATCACTAGCAGGTTCTTCACCATTTTCTGTTATCACACTAGTAATAATCATAAGTCTTTGGTCAACTTTAAATGATATTGATACCCTATAATAATCGTCTTCCTCTTCGTTCATAGATCCTTCCCATATTTCACGACCATAGTTATCTATTATCATATCAAAAAGTGGTAAAAAATTAGATGGTATGTTAACGTCTTTACGAAGTATATTAATCCATACTTTTTCATTCCACCAACTTATACCATCACTCTCCATGTCAAAGGAAACGCTAGCTTCAGGTGTATCAAATTGTTCTAAAAAGAGAAAAAATGATGTTAATAATCTTTTCATAATACTATTTTATAATAAATATAAGTTAATCGTCAAATTTCATCTTCATTGTCCGTATCATCCACATTGGTCTTTCGTTTGACTCAATCGCCTTTATCCAATCGTGAGCACTTGGGATATAATTATTACAATCTTCTTTGACGTGATCTTCTCCCACATATCGTGTATAAACAACTTTACCATCACTATTGGTAAATGATGCTCCGAATATCTTTTCCATCTCAAATATACCCTCTGAGTGGTGTCTAAACATCCTGTGTAATGAATTTCCAACCCACGCCTTGGTTTCATCTAACCAATTATGTAAATGGATATAATCTTCTTCCTTACCTCCGTATTTTTTAACAGAACTTTTTGCGTGTATTAATGGGTGTGCCATAATAAATGATTTTTTTATATAATAGTTAATTTTATTATGTAATTGTAGTGATATTTATTAGATATGAAAAATATTGAATTACAAAGTATAATTAAAAAAGTATTGTTAGAGGAGGTTGACGATAAAGCGTTTACAAAAAGAGAAGTAATATTCTTTAAATTTATAAACGAATATAAAGAAGCTGCTGACCCTACATCTCAAAAAATAAATAAGTTTATTCAAAGTAATGCGTCATCTTTTGGTTTTAAACTTGACGACTTTTTTGAACTATACAATAAGTATACTCAGAACTATAGAGAAGATGGTAGATATGAGGACACTAAAACAAGTGAACTTAAACAGGTTCACAACTTAAAAGCTAAAAAAGTAACTAACTCAAACGCATCTGAAAGAGTATCAGAACTACTACCATTTAAGGGATCTAACTTAGAAGGTAGATGGGAACAAGATGCTAAAAGTGATTGGGGATATATTGTTCTTTCATATGGTTGGTACCCAATATACATTTACAAATACAAAAAATGGTTTGAGGTTTCTGGATCATATTCATCTTCAACAGGAAAACAAATGAACAACACTAGACCAACAAGATGGAATAGTAAAATAGGTAAAGAAATGTTAATTTGTTCTAAAGATGAAATGTCTGAAATTAGAAAAGGAGCAATTAAACCAGATCAGTTAGTTGTAAATAAAAATAATAAGTTTACAGAAACAATAGATAACTTAATTGATTCACGTACATTACAAACAATTAGAGCTGGTTGGTTTCCAAGATTAAAACTTTCATTCTATTATACAGGTGTAAGATTTAATGAAAAAATGCCTGAGGTAGATATAAACATTAATAAGGTTGATAAGATAAATAACAATAAGATAGATAGAGAAGCTGGTGATTTCTTTACAGATAATATGGTTGGTGTCACAAAAGAATATTTAAAGACATCAGTTACCTCTTACTTTGAAAGATCATTTACAGAAATGTTAGGAAGAGATGTATCTCAAAATATAATGGTTAATATAACTTATAATAAATAAAAAAGTCGGATCTACGTCCGACTTTCTTTTTATAATCCGTAGTTAAGTTTCTTATCACCTAACAACTCCAAAGCCTTTTCAATAGCCATGTCTTTTGTTTTCATTCCACGCTCTTTAATATTCTTACCATGTACGATTTGATAAGTAGTTGAACCAACTTCTTTTTTATCACCTCTACCTGGTTGTTTTCTCATTGCGTCTGCAGCATAAACATCTAAAAAACCAACTTTACAAATGTAACGACCTTTTGTTGAACCTTTTCCCATTTTTTTATTTTTTGTTTTAATTAATACTTCTACAAATATACAAATTTATTTTTGATCTGACAACATAAAATTTAAAAATTTTCTTATTGTCTTAACAATTTTAACTCTTTCGGGATTTTGTTCATCCATATCGTAAATATAATCAGTTATATCGTTTTCAGATAACATCTCAATGATTTTTGTTTCCATCCTTTTTTTTGGTACATAATCTGTAAAACCATAACCAGGGAATCCTTCAAATTTGTATTCCGTAACTTTTAATGGCTCATAATCACCCAAATTACTACCTAACTCTCGTTGGCTAACCTTAAGTCTTCTCATTAAGAAATAAAACAATTTACTATCAATATCCTCGTGTTGTGAAGATATTTCTTCATTTTCAGATAACACTGATTGTTTCATTTATTTAAGGAATTTTAATTTGTAAAGAGTAGAGTTTATTAACTCTTCTATCGTATCAATTTGGTTTTGTAAATAACTTTCTTTTACGGAATCTCTGTTATCGGAAATAATTTCTAATAACTCTTTAAAGTACTTTAATAATTGATCATTTGATTTATAATCAACCATATCAAAAGTTTTATAATTTTTAAGTAAACCGTGTTTACCCTGATATGATTCAACTAAACCATCAACTAAACCATCAATACCTTCGTAATATCCTTGTAAAGCTTTATGTTCAGAATATGAAGTTGTTTGTAAATGAAGAATATGTACTTGTGTTTGTGAATGTAATAATTTACAAATTATTTCACAAAACTGATCATTACTTCCTTCAGATTCATTTTCATCATCTTCATCTTCAATAGTATCTTCTTGTTCGTACAATCCTTGTTTTTTTAATTCTTCAAACAATTTTTCTGTTAAATCTTTTTCCATAGTTTTTTATTAATAAATATATCAAAGTTTATGATTTTTCAACCAAATCCTTTTGTGATATAATTATCTTATTGGTTGTTCCATTATAAAAAATTAATTTCGTTAGTTATAGGATCCCAATCAATATTCCAAGGTTTGTGGGAATAAAGATATTGCTCGTTCAATACAGACGCATTGAAGTAGTGTGTGTGACCATCAAAGTAATGTCCGTGTCCTGTATGGATGTGACCACAGATGTGGATCTTAGGTTTGATTTGCTTGATTTTCTCAGCAAGTAATTCACAACCAAAGTGAACATTGCGGTTACCTTCAACATCATCTAATATTCCCCAAGCCGGTCCGTGAGTAATCAAGATATCAATACCTTCAGGTATCATATCCCATTTTGCTTTCAACTCTTCACCATTTTTTGGTAAGTTAAATGCCCAATTGTAGAACTCAGGTTGCCAAGGAGAACCCCAAATTTTAATCTCAGGTCCATCACCATCTTGAATGGTCATTAACTCATCTTGAATATATTCAATAGTTTTGTAACCTGTTAAGATCCCTTTGACTTTTTCAACATTGTTTTGGAATCCCCAATCGTGATTACCTGCAATGAATACTTTGTGATCGTAGGTTACGATTTTGTCATACCAACCCGCAAACTGAGTGATCTCGTGTTCGTAACCCATAGAACTGATGTCACCTGAGCAAATCAAAATATCACCACCAGGTAAATCGTGATGAATATGTTTGTGTTTGCCGTGAGTATCGCTAAATAATGTCAGTTTCATAATACAAATATACTACTTTTTTCCCAAATATACCTCAATATAAAAATTAAAACATAAAAATGTTGCTGAACATACTAAAAGTTTATATTCATATCCAAATGTTAGACCTAAACCTACCCCTTTAAATGTATCTACTAAAAATTCAAACCTATTACTCATATCTTTATCCATTTATTATCAAAGTTTAATGTAAACGTACCAATGTGTTCTTTGTTCCATTGATTCGGTTCAATTAAAGATAGAAATTTTTTACCATTTTGTCCATAGTATAAATGATAAGTTTCACCAACAACAGGTTCAAAATTAAATTTACTTCCATAAATCATATCATTCCATTTGAATTCTTCAATCAAATCATCATATTGTTTTTTTAAAAACTCATACCTATTTGAAAACTCTTTATTAACTTTAATGATCTTGGAGTTCTTCCAATTTTCAATATTCTCAGGTCTAATTGACGGAGCACCTAAGTCTGTACCATACGGCATTATGCCAGGATTGTCAACATAGTTGTCAGGTTTTTTATCTCCCATTAATTAGTCTCTACTTTTTTTTATTAATAATGTTATTCCAGCAGCACCGACAGATAACTCACGAGTACTATACCTATTATCATTAATAAATCCATAATCTTTGAATCTAAATATTATAACATCTTTACCTTCAAACCATCCATGTATTGCGTTTGTTGCATAATCAATCATTGGTGATTTAATAAGTTCCTGTTTCCAAGGATCTTGGAACTCAGGTTCAAATTCGTCAGGAGTAATATGAATTATCATTGTTTTTACTTGTTGGTATAATCACTCCATTTCCAACCTAAAAATAGTTTCATACATTTTCTATGTAACCAATTTGGTTTTTTATAAAAATGGATGCAAAAACCATCATCTGCACCAATACAATATTTACCTATTTTTTTGGGTAATTTAATACTTCCATTTTTAACATAAAGATGATTTTCATCTAAGTCTTTAATATCCATTTCAATTATTTCTCTTTTCTTTCTAGGTTTATAATATTTTTTCTTTGGCTTATTTTCTACCTCAGGTTTTCCTTTTGTAATTGTTTCTTTTAATATAATTTTTTCTGTCATTTTTTTTTAATTTTTTTATTTTATGTGTTCTAATTGATCCTCATTGAAGATATGTAGAAGTCCGTACTCGTCCATCTCTCCAACGATTCTCACATTTCCATCTACGGTTTTGAATACCGATACAATGGTGCAAGGAAATTTATATCCTTTTAATTTAACCGCCTTGTCTCCAACTTGGAATTTTGTTTTGTTTACTTGTGGGAAATCTCCATCAGATAATTGTGGATCATTCCAATTGTTTTGTTCGTTCATAATTTTAATTTGATAAAAGTGCTTTAATTGTTTCGTGTGATTGATAATCTTTAAGGGTAAAATCACCTACCACATAAGATTCAATACTTGGTCTTGAACTAATTCCTTCGCTCTTCGCGAAACTTCTAAACTCTTTTCCGTAATCCATTTTTTATATGTTTGTCATTATTTTTTCACCAATTTGATCCAATATTGTTTCAATTTTTTTTACAATTTCCATCGCCCTTTTTTCTCTGTCCCAATATCTTGGGTCTAATTTTTGATACTTACTTTCAAAGTATTTTTTCAGAGCTATGAGTTCAGATGGTGGTAAGTTTTTTATATCCATAATTTTAATTTTAATCTTTGTATTTGTAATTGTCAAACTTTGGTGACTTTAATCTACCTTTTATTGTCATCGGATGAATATTCAAAATTTCACTTGCCTCTTTTAATGTTCGGTATTCTACACCATCAATAAGAAAATATTTATTATGATCTCTTTTTTTATTTTTTTGTGGATTACTGAATCTTTCATTTTGTTCTTCATTACTGAAACAAACTTTTATTTCTCCCTTGAAATAATAGTCTTTGTATTTTGGGTTTTTACTTAAAACTCTCCACCTAATGGTTGTTATGGGTATTCCTAATTTATCAGAAGCGTCATTATAACTTATATAATCAATATTGTTGATTACTATCTCCTTCCTGTTAATAGGAATATTACCCAACATTCTTTCTCTTAATATTTTTATTGTTTTTTCTGAATGTGTTTTACCAAAAAAAGGATTATTTTTGTCACTTCTAGGTCTACATTGATTACAATGAGTATGACTATAACCTATTCTTTTTCCGCATTCACAATAAACAAAAGTACTACCTCCTCTCCAGTTTGGATTCTTGTCTAACGGTTTTGAAAATCTTTCTTTTCTTTCTTCATCCGACAAACTATCTCTCCATAGTTTACTACCTTTTTTTATGTTTTCAATAATTTTATCTCTATTTGGGTTTTTAGTTAAATTATCACCCCCACTAGCCTTTAAACCTATATTGTAATCACCACAAGTATCTATATATTTTTGTTCAACCTCAAATATATTTTTAAATTCACATTCCTCAACGATTTCAAAAATAAAATTATCTTCACCATATTTATTCCACGCTCTTTGTAAAATACAATTTATATGTTTTTTATCCCTTAATTGATTCAAATGTGTTTTCCATCGTTTTTCAATATTTTTAGACGATCCGTAATAACATTTTCCATTAATCAAGTTTTTTATTCTGTAAATTCCAATCATAATTTCTCTTTATTATAAATATCACCATAACAAGAAAAATTAAACTCTAACCCTAAAAATTAATTAGAAAGTGGGAAATAAATTTTAGGGTGTGATTGATAATTTTCTAAAATAATATCCGTATGAATATATTCAGACAAATCATTAACAACCCTATCTGAAAGTATTACATTAGGAAGTGGAAGTGGTTCTCTGGTTAATTGTTCTTTAACCCCGTCAATTTGGTTAAGATAAATATGACAATCACCTAAATTACCAATTAACTCTTCTGGAACCATATTAACTTGTTTTGATAACATCATTAGTAATAGCGCATAAGACATTATGTTCGCGGGGATCCCGAGCGGAAAATCACACGATCTTTGATTCCACATTAATGAGATTGCTCTGGTTGGAACACCATAAGGTCTAAAAAACTCATCCATAGAAAACTCAACACTAGGGTCTCTCATTGGTAAAACTGTTTTAGGTCTATTTTTCTCCATCCAATCCAATCTTTCTTCATCACTCAACTCTCTTGTATAAACTTGAAATCCATAATGACAAGGTGGAAGAACCATTTGGTCTAATTCTCCAACGTTCCAGCTATTAACCATTAATCTTCTTGAGTCTGGATTTGTTTTAAGGTCGTTGATTAGATTTTGAATTTGATCTATTGGTTGTTCTTTGCTTAACCCAGCTCCCAATACCATTCCGTGTTTGTATCCTTCCCAACTTCTCCACTGTTTACCATAAATTTTTCCAAGGTCACCCCACTTCTTAGCAAACTCATCATCTGTTTTGATTTTGTTGATGAAGTCTTCTTGTGTTGAACATTTTACTAACTGACCAGCTTGTGAACTCATTAAATCAGCCACAGATTCAGCTTTATAATTAGGATTATTTACAAAGTTTTTATAAGCATCACCATCCCAAATATGACAATTATTGTCAACCAAATACTTGATGTTTGTATCACCACGTAGGAACCATAGTAATTCTGTCACCATAGTTTTCCAAGCCATTTTCTTTGTTGTAAGTAAAGGAAATCCTTCACTCATTTTATGACGGATCTGTCTACCGAATACAGAAATGGTACCAGTACCAGTACGATCCGATTTTTTACTTCCATTGTCAAGAATATCCTTTAAGAGTTCTTGGTATTGTTTATCTAAATTATTCATCTTCATCTTTCAAATTTTAATTTATACTGTATGTTCTATTTGTACTCTTACACAATTCTGAGGCAATCTACTTAAGTGTCTGTAATTGTTGATGTAACCCATCATATTACCACTACCAACGGCATTTGCAGAGTGAACCACAACTTCCACAACAGGTTTACCATCCAACCATTGGTTAACCAACCATTTGGTACAATCCATACCAGTTTTTTCTGTGATGTTATCGTAATTGATTGTATAGTTTTTTACAACACCATAATGCCATTCTCTCATTGCAGTATCACCTAAGTCGTGATCTAACGATATCAATTCAATGTTCTCCATCCCAATTGAGTTTATCTTTTGAACAAACTCATCGTAAGAACGAACAACAACCCAACTTGGATCTACTGGTGTACGAACATCATCTAAATAAATTCTAACTTTTGTCATATTGCAAATATAGTATTATTTTTTTATTATACCTAATTCTATTCTGTATTGTTTGATCTTAAATCTTGTATCCTGAAATTCATCACCATCACTAGCTTGATGTCCTTTCATAACCGCAGAAGTAATAATCATTTCATTATCCAATATATATGACATTTTTTCCTGATCCGTTAGTTCACAAGGTGTTACTTCATTCCTAATGTAAGTTCTGATCATTTCTTTAATTTTATTGATCTGTTTGGTAGGATTAGTTTTCATATTATAACTCATAACAGAAGAATCGTAAACATACTTACATAATTGATGTAGTTTATCTATTTCCATTATATTAATTCAAATTCTTTTTTGACTAACTTAATTTCTTCTTCCAATCTTTCAAGTTCTTTAGTTACCATTTCTTTGATAAGGATTCCATTATAAACACTTACCTCATCTTTTCTATTAAATGCTCCTGAATGAGTAAATCCAACCGTTACACTTAAACCACAAGATTTAAGTGCAGATTCTAATTTATACTTCTGTCTTTCCAATCTATCAATATCTTCTTTAACTTTTTTTGCCTGTTCAAATTTATCTATCTCCATTTTTATATTTTTTTTTTAAGTATTTATGCCAAACTTCTTGTTTCCTACCATTAACAAAGAACCAACCTAAGTTTATTTCAAACCATTTGTTAAACCTATAAAACATTTTATTAATCATTTTTTATAATTTTTTTACCGTATATAATTGTGTCATTAAGATAAGAATTAAAAGTTTTTGTTCTATCTTCTTTTCCGTTATAATAATTACCCCAATCCATATTCCCATCTTGTGCTGGTAGTGGTTGAACTTCTTTAACCCCATTTTTAATCACACCAAAGATTCTATGTCTATGGTGATACACATCTTCACAGGTTTCTTTTACACCATTTTGAACAATATCATCAACCCCAAGAAGAGTACGTCGTAGTGTGGGAATAGTCTCCTTCACACCTTCTTGAATAATATCT